TACCTCCGAAACGCGGGGTTAGCTGAGTGGCAAAGCATTGGTCTGCCAGACCGAAGATCATCGGTTCAATCCCGATACCCCGCTCCATTTTGCCGGGTTCGTATAGTGTCTATTACCTTCCACTCGTAATGGAAAAACCAGAGTTAAATTCTCTGACTCGGCCCCATAGTGTTATATTCAGAAGAAAGGAGAGTGCGTTATGAACATGAACCGTGCAACTCTCGTCCTCAACAGTTCATTTGAGCCGATCAGCATTCGTTCTTGCCGACGCGCTCTCACACTGATCTGCAAGGATCGAGCCGTCATCCAAGAGCACACCGGGCAGGAAGTTTATCCCGGTATCTACATGCCGAGTGTGATTCGGTTGAAGACATACACTTACATTCCTGTTCGCGTCCAGATTTTGAGCAGGAAGAACATCTTCTTGCGTGACCGTAATACCTGTATGTACTGTGGCAATGTTTTTCATCCGTCGAAGTTGACGCTGGACCACATCGTACCCAAAGCGCAAGGTGGTAAGGACACATGGGCCAACCTTTGTTGTGCGTGCCAATTTTGCAATAGAAAAAAGGCCGATAGAACCCCCGAAGAGGCTGGCATGATGCTAATCAGAAAGCCTCGTCCGGCGAGTATTCATACCTCTCGCTTTATACTGAAGAGTATGGGTGAAGATGATCCTCTTTGGAGGCCGTATCTTTTTTTCGACTCTACTGGGGATCAACGGCATCAACACGCAGGACAATAACCTCTATGTTAATTGACAGTCCAAACCCGTGCCTTGAGTGTGGAAAGACATTCAAGGCACCTCGTAAACGATTCAACGAAGGGCCAAAAAAGCAAAGATTTTGCTCTCTTAAGTGCTCGCAAAGATACAACGGAAGAAAAAGAATAACAAACATGGTGAATTGTTTGTGTTGTGGGAAGCAATTTAGAGGTAGAACGAGGGATCAGGAAACATCAAAAGGTAATAAATACTGCTCTCCTGAATGCCGTCAAAAATATTGCGGGATAACAAAAACTTGCGTCGAATGCGGAAAAAGTTTTAATACTTACGATAAGCGTAAGTATTGTTCGAGAGAGTGCTACAGAAATGCACATCAGACTAAGGTAACTAAACTTTCATGTCATACGTGCGGAAAGGAATTCGAGAGACCCACGGCCTTTGCGAATAGAAGCGACCGAGACCCCAAACATCGTTACTACTGTAGCGGGGAATGTCAAAGACTCGGGCTTACAGGCGAAAAAAATCCGGGGTTTCTTGGAGTCAGAAAAGCATATCGTGGCGACTCTTGGAATGAGCAGCGCAAGATGATGAAGTTGAAATATCAGCACTGCCGCTTCTGTGGCGATGCGGTTTTGGGACGCACCTCTCATGTGGATCACATTGTTCCGTTTAAGGAATCCCGTTTTGGAAGAAATGATCCCAATGGAGAAGATAATCTATGGGTTCTGTGTAGGTCTTGTCACCGTAAGAAAACTACGATTGAAATGGTACTCTACCGCGAAGGAAGAGAATTATATATCGAAAAACTTGTGGAACTGTCAGGTGATTTGTTTGTACGAAAAGAATTAGAGAAGGCTTTCGAGTATTGTCAATTGCCGTCGTAGCTCGTGTGGAAGAGCATTCCTTTGGTAAGGGAAAGGCAGCGAGTTCAACTCTCGCAGACGGCTCCATAATCGTTCCGGACAGGGACAATGGTCGCCAGACCAAGGGCCGTGGAAGTCGGCCCAAAAGATTCGCACTGTAAGCATTGACGGCGATGCTCCGGTTTTGTAAACCGGCTAACAGAGTTCGACTCTCTGACGGTGCTCCAAGTTGTGGCGGCAGTAGTTCAGAGGCAGAACGCCGATCTGTGGCGTCGGATGTCGAGATTTCAAAATTCTCCTGCCGCCCCAAAGATTTGGGCCTCTAGTTCATTTTGGGAGAACACACCCCTCGCACGGGTGAGGTGGCGAGTTCGAGACTCGCGGGGTCCACCAAGTTTCAATGGGTCGGTAGCTCAATTGGGAGAGCACCTCTTTTGCAATGAGGAAGATAGGGTTCGACTCCCTCCGTATCCACCATTTTTGGGGCCTTAGATCAACTGGGAGAGCGCGATCATGGCATGATCGAGGAAGCGGTTCGAGTCCGCTAGGCTCCACCAAGGTTCGGGAACGTACAGTAGCCAAAGGCTGTGACGCAGCTCAGGCGAGATACGATTGGGCGTCACCCACGACCTACTATCTAGGGATAGAGATGAGGATAGTCCCGACGCTGTTTGGCTCCTGTAGTTCACCGCTAGAACGACTGGCTGAAGATCAGTGCGAAGTGGGTTGAATTCCCACCGGAGCCACCATAGTTTTATCTGCGCGTAGCCTAGTCTGGCTCAGGCACCTCGTTCGGGGCGAGGACGACAGAAGTTCAAATCTTCTCGCGCAGACCAATTTTTATCCGTGTGTAGCGCAGCCTGGTAGCGCACTTGGCCTGGGACCAAGGGGTCGCTCGTTCGAATCGAGCCACGCGGACCATCTTGTAGTATGCTTGTAAAGTTTGTCCCCGTAGCGCAGTTGGACAGCGCGACTGATTACGAATCAGTAGGTCGGGAGTTCGAATCTCTCCGGGGACACCATATTTTTATCCTTGCGCTTTCGGTTGAAGTTGTGGTAGAGTTCTTTTAATACACGGGGCATGCCTCTCAGCGATGCGCAACTTTGCCCCGTTTCAGGATTCCAAAATGAGACAGACCTTTAAACACGAATCCATATCCATTAGGACCGGGAAGCGGGTCGATGGATGGGATATGCGTGTTTGTGAGGGCTGGGACGACTAAGGATTAATTCCAAAGTTTAGTTTTACCAGACCCTCTCCTAGTGAGAGGGTTTTTCAGGTTCATTGACAACCGATTCACAAGACTTTGGGGGAATAGGCTAACTGGAAAACCTTCGGTCTCCAAAACCGATATTCTCGGGTCGGTTCCGAGTTCCCCCGCCACGGCTGGTACTACAGGGTAGACTTCGCTCTCATAAGGCGACAGGAGTTTAGGATTCGATTTCCTCACCAGCCACCATAGAGGACAGCACCGATTGTGCGGGTGTGTCTTATAAACACGCGAAATCTGGCGGACTGCCGGAGACGGGAGGGGTTAGCACCCTCGTCCTCTACCAATGCTTCGGTAACTCAAATGGTTCAGAGTCCAGTCTCTTAAACTGCGAGATGGGAGTTCGATTCTCCCCCGGAGCACCATCATTTTTAGGAAGCGTAACTCAACAGGCTCAGAGTCCGGTCTTTTAAACCGCGAGACGGAGGTTCGAGTCCTCCCGCTTCCACCATCATCACGGCCCTATAGCTCAAAAGGATAGAGCAGTCTCTTCTAAGGACTAGACCTCCGTTCGATCCGGGGTGGGGCCTCCACGGTTTTATGACGGCGAATGCAACGTGGCTGCGCAGCCTGATTTTCACTCAGGTGCTAGTGGATTCGATTTCCACCGCCGTTACCAAGATTTGTCGATGTCTTCTAGTGGCTTAGGAAAACGGTCTCTCTAACCGTGAACGGGAGTTCGATTCTCCTCATCGACACCAAGTTTTGACCCTTTAGCTCAGTTGGACAGAGCGGATTCCTCCTAAGAATCAGGCCGTGCGTTCGACTCGCACAGGGGTCACCATTACGCCCGTATAGCTCAGAGAGAGAGCGGCATCCTCCGAAGGTGCAGGCCGCAGGCTCGTACCCTGCTACGGGCACCATATATGCCAAGGGCCAGAGAGATACTGGCACAAACTCCTTGGCTCCAGTTTGGGGACGTAGCTTAATTGGCAGAGTGCTTCCTTGTCACGGAAGAGGGTGACGGTTCAAGGCCGTTCGTTCCCGCCATTTTAGATTTGCGAGCGTGGGCCAGCGGCTACGCCACCTCTCCTACAAAGAGGCATATAACCGGAGGTTCGAGTCCTCCCGCTCGCACCAATTTGTACCCCTCGTCCAGCGGCTAGGACCGCCGCCCGATTAGCGGCAGACGAAAGTTCGAGTCTTTCGGGGTACACCATCTCATTTCAGTGTTACTATGTTCGCGGAGGAATAAAAGATGCCTATCTATATAGCGAGTTTAAGTGGCTGCGAATGTACTCCTGTCCCGGATATGGTCTTCCGAGCGGACGACATGGTTTCAGCCGTGATGCAGTGCCAAGAGAAGTTGGAGGTCATGCGCTGTAAGGCTGTAGAGGCAGGAATCGAGACGTGCTGTGACCTGTCGATCACGTCGATTGACGAGGCAACATTTGAGTTGATGGACGATGTTGGAATTGAGAGTGTTGTGGAGTTCTGGAAAGATACAGTAAAGAAATAAGCGAGGGTAGCTCAGTGGCTTAGAGTATCGGCCTTCCAAGCCGGTTTGCGCGGGTTCGAGTCCCGTCCCTCGCTCCAAACTTTGTGAAAATAAAGTGCAGAAAACAGTTGACAGATTCAAAGTCTGCGCTTAGAGTTGATTTTGTTGGGGAATGAGCAGTATGGACTGCGGTGTAGAAGGAGATAGAGCGGTACTCCATGAGCTACACGTCAAGCTGGTTCGATTCCAGTATTCTCCAACAAGTTTAGAAGTAAAAGATTCGCTTGAATTGGTCGCATACATGCAAATCGTCTTGAAAAACGATTGGACTGCAAAATCCAATAGCTTCCTCGAAAGAGGATGCGGCCTAACACCAAGCGATAAAATTGAGTTGACAATGTAATTTCCATCATGTAAGTTATGTATATGGAAATTATAATGAAAATTTGTACTAAGTGTCGTAAGCCTAAGCCGCTGGACGAATATTGGAATCATCCCAACGGGAAGTATGGCAAACGGCCACGCTGTAAGGATTGTGTTAGAACCGAGAATTACGGTCATCTGCAAAAAAGGCTAGTGGTAGAGCCTTCATATAACAGGGATCGAGTAAGGAAGTGGAGCCAAGCTGGGGATAACAAAAGACGGCGCAATCTTCTTAGTCGTTACGGAATAACCCCAGACGAATACGATTCGATACTCGAAAAACAAGGAGGGGTCTGCGCTATTTGCTGTTTATCTATGGATGAAGGAAGGCGACTGGCGGTAGACCATAATCACGAGACAGGGGAGATAAGAGGCATAGTTCATCTTCGCTGCAACTCAGTAATAGCGTTATTCAAAGATTCTCCAGAGATTTGTCGAAATGCGGCAGAGTATCTGGAAAAACACAGAAAAGTTTAGGTTTGGCCTAAATTGTTAGCGTACATGATGATTAGCTCACTTGGTAGAGCAATTCCCTTCAAGGAATAGGTCATTGGTTCAATTCCAATATCATCTACTTCGGTAGATCGCTAACTAACACTAGGCCATTGATTTTGATCTTGCGTTAACCGTTTGGCGTACATGTGTGGGTAGTCCCACATTTCTCATTGGAAGAAAAATAGCCGCCTCGAAAACGGCCTTGTCCCTAGAGATAGGGTAGCCAAACAACACTAACGCAGTAAATTTGGGGGAGTAGTCAAAAAAACTACTACCGGAACAGACACAAGGAGAAATCCTTACTTGGGTCGGTTACATGGAAAAGACAGCAGCATTTCAAGTTGCCGTATGTGTGTTCGAATCACACCTCCCCCACCAATTTTGGCTAACAGAAGGCAGATACATGACAGTTTTGGAGGGCAACCTCCAACCCCCCGCCTGATAGCTCTCCCGGCGCACACCGAACTAGGAGCTATGAGTCGGGGGTTCCGGTGACGGAAACATCTAAGCTACCCTCGACACTAGCCAATAAATTTGACCGGGAGAGAAGACAATGGCAAGCGGAGAGAGGTTCTACCTCCTTGAACTAACGCATCGTCCTGCCGTCTATGGGGACTTGGGAAACCTTCTCAAGATCGAAGGTCTTGTGATCGGCGGAGAAGGAGCAAGTGCAGTCCTTTTGCTTCCTGACGCTCCAATGGAAATGATGAAAACTCCTTGGCATCGCCTATCCCTTGAGGAGTGGACTGACTTCCTTTCCCGGACAGACAACCCCGAGATTCTAGTGATGCCGCAAAAGGCATTTCACCGTAAGGTACGCTACGAAATCTCCGGCGCGGTCCAGCAAAAAATCTGGGTCGCGGATGGTTTGAAGTGTATGTATTGTGGGGCAGCAATGGGCAAGTCGGCACTGTCGATTGACCACTTTCACCCGCTTGAAACAGGCGGAGCAAACGATACATCGAATTTTCTCGCAGCGTGTAAAAATTGCAATAAGCGCAAAGGTTCCATGCCGCCGCAGGACTGGTGCAATCTTCGGGGACTCGACTACAACTTTTACGTCGATTACCTCGCCAACCGAAAACTACCATAACCCATCCATACCAGCGTCCGGGAGGCGCGACACACATGGAAAACACAGCACTCACCCGCCAAAAGATTCTTTCTGAACTAAGCCGCAGCCCTCACGGGAAGCTGTCCGAGTACATTCCTGTCGGCAAGCAGGCCATCGCACAGGAGCCGGAATTTTCTGCTCACCTTCTTGCGTGGGATCGTACCCACGGCCAGATTCGCGACAGCAAGGTTGCGCTGCCGGTGGTGACGCTTGCCTTCGAGAAGGAGCCGGAGTTCCTTGACAACGCCTTCGGCCACCTCGCATTGCTTGGTCCTCGCGAGTTACTGCGTGCGTACTCGTTCGCACGGGAGATTCGTCCTGTCGGTCAGATGCTTGCATTCCGGCGTCTCATCGGAACCTACCTTGCCGAGAAGGAAGCTGGCAAGGGATGGGATCATCTCGCCATCCAGCATCGGAAGACTTTGAAGGAGCTTTACGCCCTCAGCCACACACGTCCTGAGAAGGATCGTACTCGTGCTGTCCTGTTCGGTAAGGATGCAAACAAGAATCCTCTTACTTTGCCGAAGGGTTCGGTCTTTGAGGCAGTTGCTAACCTCAAGAATATGGCTCCAGTTGAAGCGGCAGGAACTATTATGAAGTTCAAGGTTCCGTTCCTGATCGCCATGGGCGCTCTTGGCTCAAAGGCTAAGGATACTGATCTTGTCATGGCGCTAATTAATGCTATGAGCGCCACAGAGCTTGTGACGAACACGAAGATGCTGGAGAAGCTGGGAGTAAAGACCAATCCTGCTCTCCGTGGTGCGTTTGACAAGGCGATGGAGAAGGCTGCTACGTCCAAGAAGAACACTCTGAAGACGACAGCGGCAGTCGATGCTGTTGAGGACGAGGGCCTCAAGGACAAGCTCCGCAAGCTACAGGACAAGCAGATTGCGGCGGCTGGTGGACCAGAAGGTAACTGGCTCGTATTGGCTGACAAGTCGGGCAGTATGAGTTCGGCAATCGAGTTGGCACGTCACGTATCGGCAACGCTTGCGAAGTTCGTAAAAGGCAAGGTTTACCTGGTCTTTTTCGATGTCGCTCCGCTCACGGTTGACGTGACAGGACTCTCGCTCGATCAGATTCAGAAGGCAACGAAGCACATCCATGCTGATGGTGGAACATCTATCGGTGTTGGATTGAACCGGATGTTGGAGGAGAAGATTGAACTGGATGGTATCGCAGTCGTGTCTGACGGCGGCGAGAATACTGCTCCACGTTTCGCGGACGTGTATCGTCGTTATTCCGACTTCGTAGGGAAAACGATCCCGGTATATTTCTACGACGTGCATGGTCA